TTCTGTTCTATTGTTGTATTCCAATCCTCAACAACGAACGTTGAACCTGCGGCTGGTATTGTTCCAAAAACCTTTGACGAATCACTTCTGCTATAATTATTTCTCATATCAACAATTCCGCCGACAAGCGTTGTGTTTGTATTCCAAATAAGCATGAACCTATCAATCCCAGTTCCTCCCGTGACCCTCATTATTTTACCGTCATAAGCTCCTGCTCCTGCGACCCTCGTCACCGGCGTAAATACCGCTGTTGTATCCTCGATATAAGAACGATTGGCACCAGTGGCAGTTCTTTGAGCCAAGACGTTAGTCATTGTTCCTTTAATGACTATCCAAAAATTACCAGTAGGATTTTTTCCGCTAATAATTACTTGTTCGTTAAAAGTTCCTGCCGATAACTGAATAACAATGTTTCCCGAGAATGTTGGTGGCAGTTGGTTAATGCAGAAACGCAAAGACCCAAATGCTTCATCTATTGAAGGGCCGTAGCCAAACGATAACGTTTCCCCGTTGTCAAGCGCTGCAGAATTGCAATAAAGTGTCGATTGACCAAAGGCAAAAATCGGTTGCCATAAATAAATATCTGCCGAGCCACCACCCGCAAAAAATTCTTCATGCAAGCCAGAAATCGCAAAAGAAAAGGTAGTTGCTATTTTGAACGTGTTGTCAGTCAACCGTATAACATAATACGGGATTTCTGTACTTAAATATAATGGAACAATAGATCCTGCTGAAAAATATATTAAATCGCCCGTGCTTAATCCGTGAGAATTCGCTGTAATAATGCTATTAGCCTCGTCCCAAGAAACAACCGACTTTCTAATGGCTTGATACAGCCAATCTCTGCCTATCGGAGTGTGCCTGAACCATTGTCCGTTCGCAGGAGAAGTTGGTAATATCGAACCATTATCGCACGCCATAGCAACCGCTTTAAATCCAGCGAAGCTTTGGTCGCCGATAAAAGCCCTTGTTCCGTCCGTCCTTATATATTGTGCATGGTCATCGTCGGAAAGACCGGTAAGCAAATCGTGGTCCCTGGTCGTTAAATCGCCTAAACTATTCGGCACTTTATCAAATGGCGGTGTAATTGGATTAAAAACAGATTTCATACTATAGCTACGTTGTATAAATAATCATAAGAAAGACTAGTACGACCGGTCCAATTAGTAGTGTAATTAGATGTGCCCGCCGCATAGCGATATGCGTCTGCTCCAGCCGATATTGATTCCCTTAAAATAAACCAGTTCCCAGATAAATCTACAAATCCATAATAGTTTGGAGAGGCGTCGGAATCAATATCGGCGGCTCTGTATTTTGCCAATTTATCCTGATTAGTGGGTGTCGTGCCTGTCGAAGCTCCTCCGCTTGGGCTTGCAGTAATCATTTGCCCTCCTCCGAAGTCGCTAACTATTTTTCCTTTTGCGTCATAAATCTTTACCGCCAAGGCGTTATCAGGCTTGGTGTGTTTTGAAAGACTTACCTCTTGTGCCTTTGCTTTTATCTGAACTGATAGCCACTTAAACCCGCCAGAAATTGCGTCGATAACGTCTTTGTCAGAAAACTCCTTATACCAGTCTGGTTTTTTCAGCTTAATATCATTGACGACCTCAACATCTTTTTGCGGATTTAATACCGTTACCTCTTTGACTGGATTTTCAACGACCACATCAACTTTGTTAGCAATCTCTACTCCTCCCTTAATCTTAACCTCGTCAATCTGATTGGATATTTTAATCTCACCAGGAAACACAATATTTTTAAGCGTTTCGGCAAGACCCTTGAAGACAGATAATATCCCCGACAAATCATTTGCGTTATCAAGCTGATTTTTCACTGTCCGTCTTTCGTCCCTCTCTGCGACTGCGTCCTTTAATTTTTTTTTTAACTCTTTATCCATAGCTTTAAGCATTTTTTATTATTTCCTCGACAACGCCGACAACTTCCTTTTCAACCTCGCCCTTTATTTGGCTAGTCTGCTTTCTTACCTCGGCTTTTATTTTTTGCTCGGTTATAATATGCTCATAGCTTTTATCTCCCTCTAAAACTGGTGTAATAACGCAACGGCAATTTGAGTGCAAGGCTCCTGCTGTAATTGGCATATAATCTATTGCCATTGACGACCCGTCCAACCCGACCAAACTATCGCCAATACCGAAATAGTTTTTGCCAATTGGTTGGACTACGCCGTGCATAGCTCCACACCAATTACAAACCCTCTCATCAATGGCGGTCCACCATTGCTTGCCGACAACGACGCCCGACTGCTTCCAACCCTCCTCAAGCCCGAAGTTCGCAGATCGCATAGTTTCCGAGCGGGCAATCCTTTCAGCCCTATAAACTTTCATATCGTCAAACAAAGCGTTAATGCGGGCGGTCATTTTATCAATGCCCTCACCCTCTTTTTCTGCCTCTGCTAGGCTCGCTCTCAATTTCTGGTATGTGCTATCGACAATAACCTTACTTGCCTTGCCGACATTTCGCTCAATAAAGCTCTTAACTCTCGGGGCTTCAATGTCAAAAAGCCTCGAAGTCCCGACTATTTTCAATGCTTCCTCACCGCTTGATAGGATATTTGCCATTTCTGCCTCGGTCAAAATGCTCACGATAGCGTCCAAAGAGGTTTCTTTGTTCAATAATTCGCTCGCTTTTGCCTTAGTTTCCCCGATATTTCCCGACTTTTTAATGGTCAAATTATGGATAACCTCGTTGGCTTGACGCTCAAATTCATCAATAATTTCCCGTTTAATGTATTCCTCGGTCGTTTCAGTCCGTTTCATCAGCCCCTTGTGGATTTCCTCGCCGATATGTTCAAAGTCCTCGGTGGCTAAAATGCCCCCAATTTCGCCCGCTAGCTTGTTTATCATCTTCCCGTCGGCTTTAGGCTCGTTAGCGTCGCCTTGCCCGTCCTGTGGCTCACCGTTTGGCTCTGGGTCGGCGGTAGGCTCTGGTTTTTCGCCAGCCATACCGATTGGCGTCATTCCCATACCGACAAGCAACACGTCCCCGCCGTCAACTGGGTCGTAGCCCTCCATTTCTCTGACCTCATTTACGGTCAACCATTTATTTACGGCGATATTGTATTCGTCAATCTTCGCTTTTCTGTCCTCTGGCACGGGGTCTTCCAAAACAAACTTTACGCCAAGGGTCGGATAATATCGGTTAATATAAAATTCATTCAAAACATCAACAAAATCTTCCATTTTAGGCTTGACAGTAAAGCGTAAAAAGTGCCATAAAGCGGACTGGCTGTTGCTCAAATTGACGTCTTCCGAAATCATCAATCCTTTCGGGACGCCGAATATGGTAAAAATCTCATCTCTACCAAAACGCCTCTGCTCGATAAAGTCCATTTCCTTTTGGTTGAAGTTCCATTTGCTCATTTTCAGCCCGCCCGACAGAATAGCTGGCTTGTGTGCCTTGTCAGCCCCCTTGTGCTTACGCTCCCATTTTTCAATGGTTTGGTTATATTTTGCGTCGTCCATTTGCCCGTCATATTCCAAAACAATGTCTGGGCGGGCTGAATTTTTGAAAAACTTATTGTTCCATTTCTTGATTTCGTTGTCGGTGTCGATTGCCTCCGCTCCTGCCTGCGTAGATCCGACTGCTCCTAAAATAGACTTCGGGTTAAAATCCAAAAACGGTATAACCTCCTCGGGCTTAAATTCTATCTGCTTGCCGTTTATGGTGTAAATATATTTCAAAATAGGCTTTGAAATGTCGCCCGAATTAACAATTTTGACCAAATCTGGCCTTAAAATCCATATTTCTGCGGGCTTGTCGCTCTTTTCAAACTTCGGGATATACCAGAAACACTTGCCTAAAAGCTCCAAATAGCTCTGCGTTGCCTGTAAAAGCTTGCTCCAAGTCTGCAAAGAGTTCGGTCTATCAAGCACTCTCATAATTTCCGCCTTTTCCTTGCCCTCATATTCCCTATCTCCTTTCATCAGCTCAATCTGCATTGTGGAAAACTCTTGAGCAATTAACTTGATACATCGGAAAACCCACCCCTTATACTGGGATAGGCTATCGTTGTTAAAATGAAAGTCGCCCCCGTTAAAATTTACGTCTTTCCAAGTAAAATCTACCTCATCACTAAAGCTCTTTGCGACTGTTTGCTCCTTACCTCGGTTAAGTATTTTGTCTAAAAATCCCATATTTTATCGAATTATTTAGTAAAAAAGCAAAAGAGGACAACGGGGTTATTCGTTGTCCTCTTTTTCGTCGACTTATCCCAAAGGGCAAGCTCGAATAAAGTCAGACTATTGCTTTTTGCGGGAGTTGAAAACTAGAAAGCCAATGTTTTCAAATCTATGTCAATTATATTATAGCATGCTTGGCGAGAAAGTCAATGCGAACAAAAAGGGGGCGTGAAAATCAGCCCCCATGGTTTTTAAGACGGTGTGTCTTCCCGCTTTTTTCTATTGAAAAGCTCGACAAAGCATACATAACATAGTCCGTGTGAGGCAGGATTTTGTTTTGAGCACGGAACAAACCGATCTGCGCAAATAATAAATCTCGAACAGTCTTCGCAGTCACGAGTTTTTGGGTTATAGCACCCGTAGACTGCCTCGTGTTGTGGCTTGCCGTCCTCGTTGCACTTTACGCAAATCCTAAGCATTGGTCGCCCTCCTTTTGTTCAAGACATTCTTCGGGGTCCGGGTCATTGAGACCAAGCACCACCGTGCAACGAAACTCGCACCCGTTACACACCCGTCGCTCTTTGACAGGGTTATACGCTCCAAGAATACAAACGCCTCGCCATTTGGGGGTCAGCTTTTCCATTGTCAATCCTCCTCGTTAAATTAAAGAGCGAATATCGCTGTCCAGTATCTTTTTGAAAATCGGGTCTTGCTCGATACGCTTGACAGCCCTTACGCTATTCATCATAACATTTCCGTCTTGGATTAACAAATTCAATTCGCCGTAGCCAAATTCCCGAATAAAACAAATCAGTCTTACCTCGGTTTCGCTCAAATTGAAATTACTAATCTTTTTGTTTGACATTATGATTACCAAATATCTGGCTCGATTTCCGCATTATAGGTCAAAGCAGAAGCGTCGGCGATATTCGGGCTTTTATTCCCCCTCGCCTTATATTCCTCTTTCGGCTCAATTTGGATTTTCTCGCTAGAATTTATTTTATATTTTATCCCCAACAGCTCATAGAATTGCGGGTTATAAACTATTTTTATATTTTTCTCTTTAATATCGGTCGCCAAGTCCCAAAAGTTCTCTGCCTTGACGTTCGCAAATCTCATTCTGTTTACCGCCGTCATTCCCCAAGAAATGCCCCGCACGTTCATACCAAGCTCAAGACATCTGTCGGTTACGCCCCCGCCGACCCCCGTATCATCAACGTTTGCGACAATCGAGTATTCCTCATAATCATAATCTGGCTCTTTTTTAATCTCGTAAAAATACTTCCTATCCATTAACCTGTCGATTTCCCGCACCTGCGTCATTGTGTCTTTCGACTGGTTTGTGCTGTCGAGCCACATATATCCGTCCCGTCGGCAAACATACGCACTCGGGTCTTCCCCTCGCCCTATATCTGCCCCTACGAACATTTTGCCCTCCAAGTCGAGCGGGACATCATCAAGGCTGTCGATAAAGCAATCTTCAAGCTCCTGCTTCGTAATTAGGTATCGGTAGCCTCTGGCGTCAATGCCGTCCCGATCTGGGAATTTGCAACCAAACAAAATGTCAAAAAGCGGTTTCTTCTTAGCCTCGTTGATAAATTCCTCGGTATATCTGCCCTCTTTCAGCCCCTCGATATAGTCGATAAAAATAGTGTGATAGGTCGGGTCAATAGTGGAATTATAAAAATGGCTATACGGTGGCTCGATATAAAACGGGTTTCCGATTTTGCAATAAAAAGCGTTTTCGCCCTTGCCCGCAATCATACGAAACACGGTAGCCTCGCTGTCGTCCGATACTAAACAAGCCTCGTCCATAATTACATTACTCGCCCCCGCACCCATTGCAGCCTCGATTTTCTTTTTACTGTTGCTCTCGTTGGTCGATAATGCGAAAATACCGCCCCCGTTCCTCAAAATAATCCTGTCCTTGCTTTCTTCCATTTTCAACCGCTCTAGCCTAGTGTTCTTTTCCAACTTCGTCGCCCATAGCGGGTTATCGCCCAAATGATAAATAAAATACCTCATCAGCAATTTTGACTTATCACCCGACGGGGCAACGACCGCCGTTACCTCCCCGTAAACGCAAGCAAGCACAATACAGGCGAGTGCCACAGTCAAGGTTTTGCCATATTGAGTAGAGGCTAGAATTACAACCCTCTTGTGTTTTCTGAAAACTATGGCTTGAAAAACCTCTCTCTGTTTTGGCGATATCACCTCCTTGAAAGGGCGACCGTCAACAATAAACTGGCTTAAATAATAATCGGTCAATAATTCTGTTTGATTATTCTTTAACTGCATTCTCGTGGATAATTTTAAGTAGCGTTTCGTTATCTTTTTGCAACTTCTCTACCAAAGCAGAAATGGCGACGTTGTCGCTCTCTTGGCGTTCGACATAGCCTCGGTCTTTGCATTGAGTAGCGAGGAAATATCTAACCGCCCAATCATCACCCTTAATCATTTTCGAGTATAAAATGTTTTCCGCCAAATCTTTCATTCCCTGCCTCTCGTTGTTCATCGCCTGTAAAAGCTCTTGGTCTTGTTTTATAAAGTCGTCCATTGTGTTCCAAGCGACGCCGAAATTTTTTCTTATCGGGTTAATCAAACCGCCCGACCCAATAATTGCTTTCAAAACATTGTCCCTGTTCAAGTCCAATAATCTCACCTTACGCTTACGCTCTTTTTTCGGTTTTTGCTCGGTATTCACAACATTTCCAACATTTCCAATTTTCTTTTTCGCCTTATCGCTAACCCTAGCGACTTTCTTAATTTCCGCCCTCACTTCTTCCTTTGTGGCTTCTTTCCAATTCCCGCTTTGAATTGGTTTCTTTGGCATATTATTGTTATTTTTTCTTCATTTTGTAGCTTTCCTTGTTAATGAAGAATTTATTAAAACACTCGGGGCAACAAACCTCCATTAGGTTTTCTTCTGCCCTCTCGGTTAAATTACTAAATTTCGTGTCTAGGTTTTCTTTCGCCCCCTCGAGATCTACGCCCTTTACGTCCCGAGCCCATACGGTTTTCTCAATCATCTCTTTTAAGTTCTCGGCGAAAAACTCCTGCATAATCCCCAAATCCTCAATTTCCCGCAATTCGATTTTCAAGTCCTCTGTCCATTCTGCGATTTCGTTGGTCTTATTGTCGGCAATACGGTATTGCTTGACTTTCTGGTCTGGCATATCGAGCGAAATAATCACCTCTGCCTCGGAATATCCAAGCTCGAGCAACGCCTTATAGCGAGTATGCCCCGCAATAATTACGTTTTTCTTATCGACCACAATGTATTGGTTATATCCGTAAAGCTCAATCGAGCGTTTTACGACATCGACCGCCTTGTCGTTTTTTCTCGGATTTCGCCAATACGGTTTAATGTCCGATAATTTCAGAATTTTTACCTCTGTCTTGTATGGTTTTTTCATATTTTTATACACGGCGAAACCTAACTACGCCTAAATTATTTGTTAATTTCATTATATCCTTTGGCAGATTTTCGTTAAAGATAATCTTAATACCGTATAAATACTTTGCGACGCCAGTTATTGCGTGTCCCTCGGTTTCGCTGTTTTTTATTTTCTGAAAAAAGTCGTTTAACTTTTCAGAATTGTGCTCTACTTCCACCAAATACAAATTATCGTCTTTTCTCATTTTACCGATTGCCTCGAGTATCTGGTCGAGTTGCAATTCGGTGTATTTATTTTTTGAGTGTGTGTGCATATTATTTATTAAGCTCGGATTTCCTCAAAGCAATTTGCTTGTCGGTTTCCCAAGACTTTTTATATTCAACGCTTTCAAATAATTTTGAAAATCCCGTAATGTGTTTGAGCCTCAAAAGTTCTTCTTCCTCAAGCCCGATTTCGTTGCAAATCTGCTCGTCCGACCAGCCATTATCCAACATAGAGAAAACCATTGAGCCCATACCGTCAACGCTGTGCTTTCCTCTGGCTCGATTGTGGCGGACGGTTGACGCCATACGGTCGTTAATATCTTTCTCGAGAACGACGACGGGCAAAAAGCCTTGATTGCGGTCGTAAATATCCTTATTCGTTTTCATTGTCAAATAGCGGTGAAAGCCGTCAACAATGACATACTTGTCTTGCTCGGCGTCGTAGATCGCCACGACTGGCTGGGTGTATCCGTCGTGCGAGATTGACGTGTGCAATAACTTCATCTCATTGGTGGCGACGCTGTTCGGATTGTAGTCATTGGCAATCACTTTATCAATCGGGATACGGCGGGCGAAGTCAACGGGATTTCGCAACGGGTCGCAATTATCGAAAATGAATTTGCGGATAGAATTTAGGAAAGCGATTTTGTCGTCCGCCCCGTCATACGCTTGTTTTATTTTATCAAAAAGTTCTGTCATATTTTTAGTTTTATACCGTGTTCTCTGGCGTAAAATTGAGCCACAGTATTATTGAAATTACTTAATTTAGTGCATTCAATGTCGTTGGCGATTATCGAATTGGTTACGACCTTGGCTGCCTTTTCCATAGCCTCCTTATCTCCAGCGAAAATTTTATCAAAGTTTCTGATATAACGGCGGAAAGTCTTTTTGTGGGCTTCCTCGGTCAACAATTTATCGAATAAAAAATCCCGATACTCAAGCCAGCTTTTGAACATAAAGGGCAGTTTTTTCGGGAAAAAATCAGCCGACCCCATTTTCCCTGCCGTGTCTATCCCGTGAAGACGCTTTGTCAATCCATTGTAAAGCTCTTTGTCAACCTCCTGCAAATAAAAAAGCGACTGCACCGCCGTTTCGTGGTGGACGTTAGACACCCGCATATTTTGGACGGGGACGCCCAATCTGTATTGATAATCGTAAATCTCGTTATATTTCCAGCCGTTATCGTGTATCGCTTTCCAAATATCAGTAAAACTCCAATCGTAAAGCGGATAAAAAGTGTATTGCCCGACTTTCTTGTCTAGCACTTTCCCCCAAGTTATCCATTTGTAGGTCTGACGCTCGGTCAAAGCCATACTTCTCGACGGGCTTTCTTCGGCACGAACGCCCGATATATAGCAAAACTTCTCGCCTTTATACAAAGTCCTGCCGATTGCCGTAAAAAGCTCGGCAAATCTATCAGTCCCAAAAATGTTTTCCTTGATTGAGTTCGGCTCTTTTTCCCGCAACCATTCCGCCCCGTCTTCCCAACAATGAAGCCAGCTATGCTTATGACTTGTGGCGTTCAAAATTTTAATCTGGCATTGTATCCAAATAGGATTAACGCCCTCTGTCGCCATAACCTCACGGACTAGCTCAATCGTCTTATTCCATTCAGCCTCTTGGTCTACAAAAATTACGTCCAGATTACGACCCCGCTTTTTGCACTCGTTCAAAACTAGATTAAACGTTACCGTGCTGTCTTTCCCGCCAGAAAAACCGACGGCGACGTGCTCAAACTCGTCTAGGATATAATTTATCCGCTCGATTGCTTTTTCATAGACATTTTTATTGCTATAAAATTTCATATTTTTGCCCTGTTCAAAATTATTGTTTCCTCGACTGGGTCGCCGTATGTCCAATACTTCTTGCCCTCAAACTCAAAATAAACAAAAACTTTTTTATAAAATCTTTGCTCATACCCATAATCTCGGATAAATTGCGTAATTTCCTCGAACAATTTTTGGTCTGGACGGCTCAATTTGTCCTTGACCAAATACTCGTGCGGGGCTGTGGTGGCGTATGTCTTGGCGAATATCCATTGATTACGCTCGATAAATTTTACGTATTTTTCTGGCAATTCCATACCTCTAAATTTAATTCCTTGTTCACTATGATTACATAGTGGCTGTATTTATAAAATCTCACTTTTGAAAATGAGCCGAATTCTTTTTCGATGTCAATGTCTGGGACGGTTTCGTGCGGGGTTATTCTGCTACGGTATCCTGCTTGATAGTGCATAAAAAAATACAACTGCGATCTACGGCATAAGAATTTCAGCCGTTCTATTTCTTTCGGTGTCAGATATGCGACAGAGCCGAATAATGATATTACGTTGCCAAATACCCCGTCCCAACCAATAGACAAATCAGTCGTCTTTGCTTTTCTGAATAGGTGTTGCGGGTGTTTTCGTCTGGCTACGTCGAGCATTTTTTTACTCGGGTCAATCCCAAGATATTTGAGCGGGTCAACCTTGATTAAGTCTAGGAAAAGCCCCGTCCCGCACCCTATATCAAGCGTCTTACCGAGTGGGATATACCCTTCGATAAGACTTTTGATAAATTGATTTTCTTTTTGGCACTCGTCGTCCGAATAAAAATTGTCGTAATTTTCAGCAACGGCGTCGTATAGTTCAGCCATATTTTTTGATTACCTCGACTACTAGCTCAATCCCCTTACAAAGATTTCCGCCAGAATATCCGAGTTTCTGGGCAATACGTTTAGCACTTAGCCCTTTATCTTTTAGCTTAATTATTTTTTGCTCTTTTTCGTTCATATTGTTGCTCGGGCGGGAATTGAACCCGCAACTGTGGCTTATGAAACCACCGTGATACCGTTTCACTACCCAGCTAAATGGCACAGCAGGAGTGATTTAAGCTGTGCCAATTTTCCCCACGCCTTTGAGTATCCAAGTTTTGTCGCCCGCCCTATGTTCACTCGAAACGGGGTTTTGTCTTGGTCAAAACGATTTTTCAGGTCGTCGAGTTATCCACAACCATTTCGTCGGCGTGGACGATATGGTTATTTCTGTCTTTCAAGTTCGTGCTGTGCCATTTTCTCGCCCTCCATTTGAGCTTGCCGTTCCTTTTTTTCCTGCATTTTTTTCAATGCTAGGAAAGTCCCCGCAATTTCCTCGCCAATCATCTGCAACTGCTCAAATTTCAAGCTCGGGTCAAAATAAAGTTTTATCTGCGTCGGGCTTTTACCCTCATAATCAACTCCTTTGACCTTGACCGCAAAAACCATTTCGCCCGTCTTGTCTTCAAATTTAATTTTACTGCCAAGCCATTTTCTTAATCGGAAAAATAGCTCTGTTATTTTCCAAGTCATATTTTTATGGTTAGGTGAATGGTAGCCAAAGTGTCGTCCCTATATCCTCTCGCAGAAATCCTTGTGGCTCTTGCTTGTGCAAGGAAAAAACGAGAACCCCAGCCCCGCTCACTATTGTTTTGGATTTTCTTTATAAATGGCTTTCGGGAAAAACATAATACTGCCATTTATTTTTTTAATTTCGATATTTTCGTCGTTAAATAATACACCCTCCTCGTCAATCTCGTCCGCCACGCTTTGCAGCGTCGCTTTGTGAGCCTCGAAGCCAGAGTGTAGCTCCTCATAAACCGACAAAAGTGCTTCGTGCTTTTTCAAAAAATCAAAATAATCCTTTGTAATTCGAGATAGGTTTTTCATCAGAATAACCTTGTCCTCGTGTTTTTGTGCGTCTAGCATATTTTTAGTCTTTTAATCTCTTGCTCTAGGGCAATTTTAATTAAATTATAATCGTTTTTACACGGGCTAAAAGCTCTCATTCTTAGCTTGTCATAAAATTCTCGTGTCCGCACCCCGTTGGCGATTATTATTTCCTTGAACTCTGGGTCGTGGTGGGCTGAATTTTCATTTAGCGTATGGTGTCCAGAGCATAAACACATTCCGTTGTCTGGGTCGAACTTCGTAGATCCGTGTATTCTCGAATAAATATGGTGCGGGTTAAGATATTCTCTATTTCCTCGCCGACAGCCTGGGTATTCGCACCGATAACCTGCTCTTAAAAAAACTACTTCCCGCCACAAATCGAGCAAACATCTTTCTGACGGTCTATCCAACAAAGTCGATACCTTAATCTTTTGGTTTTTCCTCGGCTTGTATATTTGGTATCCCTGTGGCATTTTTTTGTGGCTCTCTTTTTACCGCTTTCAAATAGAAAAATGTTTTTTCGCCGTCATTTTTCGGCTCGATTGTGTAAAAATTGTCGCCTTTTAATTTATATTTCTTGACCACATTTTGAAAATACTCGTTTTTTCTTTTCTCGAACGTAGCCTCGATTGATTTTATCTCGTTCATTTTAGCGACGTCTTCCTCGTCGAGCCTTATTCCGTCGCCGTAAACCTGCTTTTGATACCCGAATAAGATTTTATTAAACATAGTTTTATTGAATTAACTTTTGATTATTTCCTAGCTTGAGATTTACCCCCTCGAAAATATCTTTTAATTTAACAAATTGTGGCAACTCTTTTCTATACCCTCCGTTAAAGCCATACTTTTCGTTCTGCTCGTTTTCGTGCTTTATCCGATTAAATTCCTCGTAATAAAATTTTAGCCTGTCCACGTCCTCGCAGATCCCGACAAAAAAGCTCGGGTTAATTATTCCTCGACGCACTTTTACGGCGTGTCCGTTTGTAATTCCGCTTAAAACGCTCGCCACCTCGTCTTCATCAATTTGGACGTCGCCGTTTTTAATGCTCATTCGGACTAAATATGCTTTTGGTTTTTCCATATAGTTATAATCCGATTATTTCTTTACCCTTTGTTTTGGCAAAAACCTGCCGATATTCGACCGATTTCATTACCCAAGTAGCCAACCTCCGCCCGACCTCAAAGGTTTTCTCGGTTTCCCAACGCTGCTTTTTCCCGCTCGGCGTCAATTCAGTCCAGTAATTTTTGAATTTGACCATTTCAGATATTGCCCTCGGGCGTGGCATTCCTTTGCTTTCCAAATAATTAACCGCCTTAGTTTGCAGATCGTCCTCGTTGTTAAAAAACTTAATGGCTTTTTGTTTTGGGGTGTCCTCTAACTCTTTATTACTATTATAATCAGTATTGCTATTATTATCTTTATTACTTATGGTGTCGGTTTTCGCACCGTGCGGTTTCTGCACCGTGCCTAAATCGCACGGTGCGGTTTCCGCACTCTGGCTAATGTTAGCTAATAATTCATACTCTAATCTGCCGTTATTTAATTTATTCCTCTTTATGTATCCGACGTTTTCCAGTTCTGACAATCCAGATAATACCGCCCTCCTGCCGTCGCTTGATTGTCTTGCTATCCTGCCAGCCTCGAAATCCCACCCGTCTGGCTTGGAAAATAAATATGCGTATAGCCCCTTTGCCTTAAACGACAATTTTTCGTCGTTTAATAGCTCATTAGAAACTTGGGTAAACCCAGTTCCGTGTTTTCTTAATGTCGACATAAATTTTGTGCCAATTACGGAAGAACCAACGCTGGGTCTAATCACGTCCCCTCGCTGATTTTCCGCCATAACTGGCGATTAGTAAATTGTTAAAAAGCTTGCCAACTAAAAACCCTCAATTTCCAGAGCAATAGCTTGTCATATTGCCAGCCCCTTGCGGGACTACGGGCTGAAAATTAAGGGTTGTTAGCCGACAAGCTGTGCATAACTTAATCTTACCACATTATTTAGTTTTCGTAAAGCATTTGTTTTCCACCGTTTTCATACTCTATCAACACGTTTTTCCACTTTTCCTCTCTTTTTAATATAGCGGGGATATTCTCGATTATGTTGCCTATCGTCGATCTGCTCCAAGTTTTTACCCGATTATTACAACATTTCAATTTACATTCCGCCGTTATGTAGGTGATTTTATTGCGGTTTTGCGTCATATTTTTTGCTTAAATTCTCAAACCGCTCGATTATCCCTGTCAAATTCTGCTCGCCGATAATCCTCTGCACCATTTTATAGTCCGCATATTCCTTGGTCAACTTCGCTCTGTTCTCTGCCTCGAGCCTTGAACAGCCTTTTTTATCAATTATTTTTGTTATTTCAGCATTGAAAAGCTGGCTTTTATAAACATAGTATCGGCTCAACAAAAGCTCATAACTCAAAAATTTAGTAGAGGTATCAAGCCAGTATGACGGCGGGATAGGTTTTTTATTTTTATCTTGGTTGTGTATGTTGTGCCGTAGATTGTTTAATTCGGTTTCAATATAATTCACGACCGACATTGCTTTTTCTTCCTCGTCCTGCGTCCACTCAATGCCCGCCATAAGCTCTTCCGCCGACGGCGGGGCGTCAGCCTCGTTTATTATCTTACCGCCGAATACGGCGATTAAGTTATTAACCAGCCCCTCGCCAATTTCCTGCTCACTCTGTAAAAACTCGGTTAGCTCGGCTGTGGTTTCGTCTGTCACCAAACCGCTCGCCAACATTTTCTCGAGCATAGGCTGTAATTTTTTCTGGTGATAAGCTTCACGGATTTTAGACAATGGCTGTCCGCAGATCTCGTGTTCTTTTGTTTCCTCGACCTTTTCCTCGGTCAGTTTTTTTGCTCTTGGCATAGTTTTAAGCATTTATTACAAGGATTTTCTTTGACGGTCGCCGTCATTGTCGCCGAAGTAGCGACGTCAATCATCAGTAAAACCCAGATAACAAATAAAATTGAGAAAATAATTAAGTTTTTCATATAAATTCGTGGTCTAATTTTTGCTCGCCGTGCTTTTTACAAATCCCTATCGCCTTTACCTCGCCAAGCCCATTGATTAAAACCGATTTTACTTTTACGAATTTACCGCACACGTGGCAATTATTATGTATCCACACGTCGCCGTCGTTTTTAGTTTCGTATCCAATCATACGATTATTTTTTCCCTTACTAGGTGGCGACCTAATTCATAAGGGATTTTGGCGTGTATGGCATAGGCATCGGAAAACCTAAATTTTAATTCTCTAAGCCTGTTTTCAATCCGGCTTTCAAACATAAACGGATATTTTTTGTATAATTCGCTCATCCGTGCCGTAGCTTCATAGCCGACAAATTCTCCGTATTGTTCACGCTGAAAGTCGCTTGCACGCCACCATTTTGCAAATCGGTAATCTTTCCCCGACATATAATCCCTAAACATAATCACCAGTATTTTTTCGTGTTGTTTTAATTCCGACATAGATTATAGTGTGGCTTCGTAGTTTTTAACAAATAATTTTGTCTTAAAAACCAAGAAGTCTTTATCAACGTTTTTAATTTCTTTGGCTGAAAAATCGCCCTTGTTGCGGTCGATATAAAATATCCAACCGTTGCCGTATTTACGCCCGCTTTCCTCGGTGTCGGCGGATTGATAAGCCGATAATTGATAGCGGTCTTTCGGAAATTCTTTTTTTGGAATTTCCTTGACTGTCTTAAAATCCCCTGCGTGGAATATCTTGTGATCTTCGTCCGCCATTGTAAAAGTGCAGTCCATAATTCCGATATATTCGTGCGTAATTGAATAAACAATTTTTTCACTCTCTACAAATCTTATCCCGTGAGCCTCTACCATTTTTAGAAACGAAAGGACGCCGTTTAACACAAGCTCGTCTTCTGGCAGTTTCGGGTTTTTGCCTTTAATATGCCCCTCAATCCAGCGGTGGATAGACGACCCTACGTTTGCCAACTCTTTTCTGTGTGTTTTCCAAGCACCACGCTCGCTCTCTATCACAATGTCGTCGATAACCTCGCCGTCCTTATACCGCCTTTTAAGATTATCAATGGTGATACCGACCCCCCAAGAGATAATCCCGTCGAAGTTTACGTCTAATACGCTCGTTACTGAATACTTTGCTCTTTTCCCATTCACTTTGTATGTGTGCTTGTAGTCGTTATATTCAACCTTTATTTTCCCGCCGTAAAGCTCTACCTCGACGACATCGCCCTCTCGGGTTATATTTCTTGTCGTCTTCATACTATTTTTTGATTAGTAAATTAGCCATAGCCATTTTACACATCTTGGCGGTTTTGTTATTAAAGTCCTGCCACTCCATACCAGTTTTTTCTTTCAACAACGCTAAAGCCTCTTTCTGATTTTTCGCTCCCATTTTATGAAGCTCGTTTTTTAATTTCAACAATTCTTTTTTTGCCTCGTCGCCCGTGTCTAATGCTTGAGTTCTTTTGCCCTCAATAAGCTCTTGATTTATTTCCTTAAATTCATTCGCCCCGTAAATGTCTGACGCAATACCAAGCTCACTCGCACATTTTTTCAGTGCGTCGGTCGCACTTGTTTTCAAGTCGTTCGCATAGTCCATAATACCAGAGCCCTTTTTATATTTTATTTCTGCCCCCCCGTATTGCTCTTTTACTACTACGGTTTCGACCTCTGTTTTTTTGCATATTTCCGACGCCTCAATTTTATCAACTCCAGCTTTCATCAACTCTAGCATTAACTTTCCGTCATAAGTGTTTTTCACATATTTTATCGACAACCTGCCCAAGCTCCAAACAGAAATGATTTTACCGTTTTCCTCAACAAAGCCCTTGTCTAGTATTTGAAAGTCCCATAACCAGCCGAAAGAAAAATTTAATACCTTTTTGACATAAACGCCCGTAACATAATTCCATTGCCCACCTCCCTTTCCTGGGCGTGTATGAACGTGCTCTTTTGGCGTCCTTTGCATTACTTGTAGTATTTGGTTTTGCGTAAACGGCGTTTCTACCAACGTCAATTTACCCTTTGGATCTTCAAGAGCCTTAATTCTCTCTTGATAGATTGCGAGCTGGGTTTCCAACTCGGCTACCGCCTCTTTAGCGACCGTCGGTTTGGTCGTGGCTTTCTTTTTTGGCATAGATTTATTTAATTATTATCCCCCGAATAGTATTCGGTTTGATTTCAATTAACTCTTTGGTTTCCAGTATCCGCAATACTTGAAATACCCTCGTCTTTGATATGCCGACCTTTTTAGCAATCTCGCTATAAGACGGGGCATATCCTTTGCACTTAGAATACTTTTTAATGTATTCAAGCACCTGTTTTTCTCTTTCCAGAATATACATATTTTTAGTTATTAACACCCATATTTTTATTCTAGCATAGTGTTAAGTTTTCGGCAAGTCTTTGTTTATAAGTTTTTGCGTCGTAAACCTCTATGTTCTCTGGGGCTTTTATTTGAAGTCCACAATTTTTACAATTTATGGCTATCACTTTTTTGCTTATGGTTTCACCACGATTATTGTCTTCCCCGTGTATTATCCCCTCTGCTGGCTTTCCGCAACGACATTTTATAAAAGCCCCTTTAATCCACTTAGCGTTTCTAGCCATATTTTTATACTTCAAACGTGTCGATACGCTCTACTATATCAGCTTCGACGCCGTTTATTACATATTTTTCGTGGCTCATAAACGCTTCGTCTATTATTCGGTCAACGTTGTCGACATCTGTTTTTGTTATTTCGCCAGAAATTTTTTCAAAAACAATTCTCATCACAATTTTTGACATATTATTTTTTATAATACTTTTCAACATTGGCAATCCATTGTTAAAAGTATTTTTTAAGAATTAGTGTGAAGTATTTTATGGTGTTTTGAACACAACCATATTACCTCTAGTGGATTATTATAGTCGAAGTGATGTGCTTCCGACCTTTTTTCTCCGCAATATATGCAGGGAAGTTTTTTTATTTTTCCAGATCTCAATGCGTCTTTTATTATCCACCTTGCTTTTTTCTTTATAGACGGTCTTTTGTGCCAATACTCTTTGTAATAATTAGCATAATGTTCCTTGTTTTTATTCCTATTTATTTTATTTTGTTTCATCAAACACTCCTTGCAAATGTTCATTATACTATTTCTCTTTGAATACTTATATGCGTTATTGGCGGTTATTTCTATGCCACAAGTTTTACAATTTTTCATAATGTTATAATTTATAATTATTATTTATAATTATAGCATAAACCTACTTATTGTAAAACTTTTGGACATTTTTGACCCAACTATCACAATGTGTTTTTGAGAATTTTCCACCAACCCATTTTTGGCATATTTCTTTAGCTGTTTCCCTGCCCTCGTCCAAATAATATAATCTTAATGTCTTGGCAACGGTTCTCGCCCCCGCCTTTTCATTTATAAAACATCTTAAACTGCTACCGTCTTTTCTGTATTTCAGGTTTCCTCCTTTAAGACCCCATAAGTTAAAGCAATTTCTGTCAAATTCCTTGTAAAAATTAGTCCCTAGTGAGCTTTCTGCGTTAGCTATCCCGACGATTAACTCCCAAGGAGTGCCAAACTCTTGGCTCGCCTCCCAAATTTCCTGCCCCATTGCCCCCAGATTGGTCAAGGTGGCGGGCAAAACTGGTTTGGGTTGTTCGGGCTGTTTCTTCGGGATAACTCTCGCTACGGTCAAATTCTGGCGATTTATGATACCGTCAATCTCTTTGTCGAGCATATAAAACTCGTAAGAGAAAACACCAGATAAAGCAATGATTGCGAATAATGAAACAAGTATCTTAATTTTTAATTGTGCCTTTCGGCGTGATTTAGTTAAATAACGTTTTTTGTTTGTGTTTTTGTTCTCCATATTTTTGAATAATTACGCCACTTTGCTCTATTTTCTGGTGACGAAGAATACCATTTTTTACTGTTTTCTACGACATACTTATTAAAGTCTGGCGATATTTTTCTTTTTCTTTTAGCATATTTCCTTTGTGTTATTCTCCTTTGCTCGATAAATTCAACGTTTTCCTTGTTTCTTTCTAGTCTTTCTCTCGCTGATATTCTCCCCCGCTCTCTTTTTTTCTCTCCCCCCAAGTGATAATAAACAAGTGCGGTGGATATATCGAATTTTTTTGCTAAAAATTTTATTGAGTTCCCAAGACCTCTTAGAAAAATTAAACTTTCTATGTCTGACTTTAACATTTTTTTTCTGTTGTCAAGCTGTTCTGGCATTCTTGGATAATCCATATTCTTAATTCAAGCTCTCGACCTGCTCGATTTTTACGCCCGCAATTTCACGGACGCCCGATCTGACGGCTTGATTTATTTTAACAATATCGACGCTTAGAAATTCCCTTGGGACTGACATCTCGTCCAATACGGTTGCTTTCCAAGTCAATCTGGTTTTCAAAGTCCCTGCGTTGGTTATGATTTGCTTTTTCTGTTTCAAATCGACCTCGGGTGTAAAATCCTGCGGGACTTCCGCCATTGCCATTTCTTTTTCAATTCCTTTGAGCTTTTTAGCCTCCGCCATTTTCTTTGCCTGTTCTGCCTCAAATTCTTTGCGTTGGCGTTCTTCCTCGGCTCGGCGTTCCTCTGCAATGCGGGCGTTCTCTTTACGTCGATAGTCGATAATTTTACCGCTTATCAACGTTTCAGCGTCTTTCAACGGTTGGACGGCTAATTTGAAGCGGTCATTGATTGCCTTGACTTGGTCGTTTAATGGTTTTACAAAAAACGTTCTCAATTCCTCTGATCTTTTAATTCTTGCCTTTATCCCGACAAGAGCCTCGCTCGCTTCGACTAGGCTTTTCTCGCCCTTAATGATAAATTTCTGGTTAGTGTCCAAAACCCTGTTGCTCTCTGTTTGGATTTCGACTAGCTTGTTGTTTAATTCGATTGACATAGATTTTTTAATTACTTATAAAAGTTAATTTATTATGTTTTCCGATTGAGTATCGGACGGTGTGATTTCGATTGTCGCCGTGCGACTTGCAAACGACCTCCAAAACATCACCGATTATTTTATAGCTTTTATCCCCGTGAAACTCGACCGATTTCTTAGAGAAAAAAATTCTATTTGCTCTTTTTAGGCTCTCAATCGTTTTCTGCATATTCGTCGTCTTGCTCGATATGGTCGTTTCTGTGAGCGTCGCAAATTCCGCAACAACCGAATACCTCCAAATCTTCCTCGCTGACAGATCCGCCACATAACGGGCAAATTAGTTTATTATCCATATTTTTAATTGTTTTTTTCTAAATATCTTTTTGTGTCGTAGTCGAAATTACTCTGCATATTCTCGACTAATTGACCGCCACAAAGACTACATTTTCCGCTGTGATTATATTGGTCTATCCAATAATCACGCTGACATTTTTCACATTTAATTCTGATTGCGTCTTTCATCTTGTTTGCTCAAAATTCTATCAACGACTGCGTGTCCACCCTTATAAAGCTCTGGGAAAATTATTGTTTCGCTGTCGTCCCGATCTACGAAAACTATTTTTGATAAAATTTCGTTGCTAGGGCTTAATGCGTTGTCGAGAATAAATTGTTTGATAATGTCTATTGCCCCGCCGTCCCTCGACCCGACGTTAATGCAAGCGTTCCCAGCGAATACAACGTTTCCGCTCGACCTTTCAATTTCGCTGTCTGATATTATCGGCAAATTATGACCAACGAATACTAGACATTTTGTTAGGTCTGGCAAATAAAATTCTTTTCTTTTTCCCTTAATTCTAAAAACAAGTCTTTCGTTCATTTTTCTTGTAATTTCAATTTCTCTTTTAACCGTGCTGGCGATAAAACCGATTTCGAATATGGTTAGTTTGTTGCCGATTTTTATATCTTGCATAGATTTTTATTCTGCGGTTGCGATTAGATATTCTAGCTCGACAACCTTGCAGATTTTATTGAATAAATTGGCTTTCACTTGCTGGCGGATTTCCCGCAATAACTTTGTTTGGATTTCATTTTGTTTTTGTTTTTGTGTTTTCATATTTTTTTTATTTAGTGTATAACCCCGAATACTGCTTGAAGTGGTTGACGGTCATCTCGGCGACATCGGCGACCTCTTGCGTTGACATTTCGGCGTATTTGTCGCTTATCAATTCCCCGAAAATCGCCTTGAATAACTGCTCTACTAATTTGATATTGTCCATATTATTTGATATTCGCTTGAGTGTCGTAATAATGAAACGCACACCCTTTGCAAACTATTATCTCTTTGTCCTCGCCCCGTCTTTTTAGCGTGTTGCTTATCCCCTCATTTGTCCCGTCGCATAATGGGCGACCGCAGATTTCACATTTTAATTCTGACATAATTTTTTTTGTTATTGTCTTCGGGTTATTCCCCTCTCGACCCTCTTGCTTATCATCTTAGCACCTCGTTCAGATTTCGTCAAGTCTTTGTTAAGTAAATAGACAAACAAAAAAGACGCTTCGGAATTTTCGCAAACCCTTGCGTCTTTCTTGCAACTTTGTTTTTGCCCACGACTAAATGGGATTGCCTAGTAGAGGGTTAATCCTCAAAACCAAGCACCTAAAAATCAAGTTTAGGTAGAGTTTTCCACAGGATATCCGAGATAGACGAGGATTGCTCTTTGCCCTCTAGCGTGATTTTGTTCTGCCGGCACTTATCATCAAGGAGAATTAGCGCACCCCTGTCTTTTGAAAGTATGGGTCGTAATTTACCTTGCATAATCCGACCAAATTGACCAGTTGTTTCGTTCCTCACCCACTTCAAATCATTGTAGTGGATAAATTTTGCTGTGTCCATAATTTTTTCGTTAAATGTTATTTTATACCCGATATAATTGAACACAAAATCTTTGCCGTATTTCTTATCTCGTGTCGAATAGCTGTCGTCAATGAGATCTACGTCGCCCCCGTCTTCCTCGCCATAACACATAACGGCATGATTAGTCATGCCGATTGGTTTCAACACTCCAGGCCCGTCGGCGTATCTGACAATGCACTGTAATGGCGAAGTCATCAGCCCCTTGCTTTTATCCTCGACATAAAACCAGTTTATCGTTATCCGTTCCTCGAATTCCTTTGCCAAATCAAACATTTCCTGCGTTATCGCCTCACTATTGTAATATCCGCCTTTTGTCGGATCTGGGTTTTTATACTCGCCGACGTTCGTATATGGCAACATTTTTTCTGGTATCAGATATTTAGCCAAGGCATTATTGGCTTTATACTGATATGTTCCAGTTAGCGGGACAATCTCTGCAAAATTGGCTGGCAACCTGTCGGAAAAATTAAAACTACCATTTTCGATATAGCCTTTTTCTCTGACCCAATTCTCGATTTCTTGCGGAATTGAGTTTGTCCAAAGATGATAATTGAGCAATGTTTCAATGCAGTCAGAACCACTGAATAAAGTGCAGGCACTGGTTTCATAACCTTTATTCTGAATTTCGTGGCTTGGTCTGTATCTATCCCAATTTTTAAACACCATTAGGATAGGTAAATCGACCGCCGACGTAACGCCTGCGATCTGCGGGTTTGGCTCATATCCATGAATTACGCCCGAATATTCTTGTGGTATATCGTTTTTTTTCATTTAAGCTTGAATTTGATAAACTAAGCCATCGGCACCGTTATTCCCTACGTTTCCGTTGTTGCCAGGCGAACCAGCGCCAGTTTCCGTTCCGCCAATGCCATACGTTGCGCTCCCCGCTCCGCCGCTGGACTGAATAATTCCACTATTTGTTAGCGTCTTATAAATCAAATAAACGATGCCTCCTGTTCCGCCATTTCCTCCAGCCCCTCCTCCGCCACCACCGCCATTACCCCAGCCATTGCCACCATTAGCCCCGTTACCACCATTTCCGCCATTGGCCTGAATATATTTTCCTGAATTATTGATTATGGTATTTGCGCAGATAAAAACCACTCCACCGTTACCGCCATTTCCTCCAGCCCCTCCTCCGCCACCACCCTGTCCGGTTGCGTCCCATGTGCCTCCACCACCACCGCCTCCAGCCGACGCGCCATTTTGATTGCTACTCGTATAAGCAACAAACGAAAGAGCGTCGGAAATATATGCCCACAAAATAGCGAATAAAAGTAAAAATGGTTTTTTAGTTGGGGCTGTTATCGCACCTGCACCGCCAGCAGTAGAACTTCCGCCCCCCTTTGTTCCGCTTCCAACGCCATTTCCACCGCTTCCACCCGCCACGCCAGCGTTACCAGATGAACCAATACATTGAGTTTTAGACGAAGGTGTTGTGCCCGTAGAATTTCCCGCATTTCCACCATCACTTTTTGCACCGCCTATCCCACCATCAGCTCCATTTAACCCGACATCACCGCCTGGTATTGTTCCTGCAGATAATGCAGAACCACCTGCCCCGCCAGTTCCTACCGCCCCTCTATTTGTGCTGTCGGCATTTCCGCCTACATTTCCGTTACTGCCATTATTTCCATTTCGTGCGATAGTCCCATTATTTATCAAAGTTCCTTTCACAAAAATACGGTATCCATTCGGATTAAGGGTATAACCAGAATTAACAGTCAAATTGTTATAATACATATCACGAGCCAAATTAGTGTTGCTCGAAATCGTAACATTACCGTCTGAACCGTCCCCAAAAATATCAACACCAATACCAGCAAAATTAGCATTTAAGTCTGAAGCATTTAATTTTTCTCCCGCATTCCAAGTTTTCATATATTTATATAAATTAAATTATTAAATATGTGTTTAATCATTAAAATTTTCATCGTCTTTTTCTCTGAATTTCTGATCGCAATCCGAAGTCTTTTTGAGAAAATGAGCGGGGCGGTTTACCTCGTCAAAATCCTCGACAACGCCGTCGAGTTCCGCTTTTTTTACCTTGTGCCTAAACCCCAAAAAACTGGTTATTTCGTATGCCTCGACTTCGTCGGCGACTTCAATTTTTAGTTTAAGTATTTTCATAAGATAATAAATCAATTTCTCTTTTTATTTGGTCTTGCTCACGGTCTGCTTTTTTAATTTCTTCCCGCAACCAAATTTTCCTTTTTTGCAGATCGCAGTATTTTTCGTTTAACTCCAAAATCTTTTCCATACGATTAAACGCTCGCAAAGGTGTATTTGCAAGAAACAACCAACACGACCAAGTTAGTTTTTACCCAGTTTAAGCCAGCTAAGTGCGTCCATAACTGCCCTGTATTAGCCGAAGCCGTCCCGTCAATCACGTTGCCGAACTCCTTATATGTGCCTTGGCACTCTCCCTCGGTAAAATAAGCCGTCAAATAGGCGATATTCGAGCTATCAGTCGCCGAAGCAACGTTGTTTCGATATGCCTCGGTCGCTAATTGAGTGTCGCTCGCCGTAGCCGTTGTCGTTCCAGTCCCTAAAAGCATTTTATTTATAGTCCCTGTGTATGTCGTAACCCCGGTCAATCTCTTGATTACCGCATTAAACCCAGCGTTGCAAACGACGTTTTTGTGTTCATCAACTTTGTAAAGACGTCCTAGCTGATAATTACGCATAATCTCTGGTTTTTGCTCCCGCCTTGATAGCAAAAACTTGTTCAAGGCGATCTGCCAATCTTTCAATTTTGACTGGTCGTAAAATTCGGCTTTAATCTCGCCTAGGATTTTTATATTTTCTGTTAATTGTGCTGTTTGCATATTTTTATATTTAAGATAAATAACTACCGTCTAATAAAAACTCTCTTTTCGGGTCGCTGTGCCCTGTTGGCACATACGGGGCGAGGACGAAATCAGGTGGCGTGTTCGCCCCGAACGGGTCAACCACAATGTCTTCCGTGACGTTCACCTGCTCGTCTACTTGATTAATTGTAGTCAATGTTATTTCTTCCGTAACTCTTATTTGTTCAGAAACCGAATAGCTTTTTTCAAGTACTTCGTTATCGTTCAAAACAATCTCGTCGGCACTCGATAGCAACAACTGCTGCAAGAAATTGATAATGCCCATTGTCCTCTGCGTGGCAATCTCTACTTCCCAAATTCCCGTGTCCTTGCCGAACATACGGAAATTGACCCGCTGTATCAAAAAGCTTTCCACCAATCCAATACCAGCCAAATTGACGCTGATAGTCTGACCACTGAACAATCCAGCACGGTATGTCCTGAAACCGCCATTACGTAGACTATTGGCATAAGCGTCTAATTGAGCCAAGGCGAACTGCTGGGCTTCCTCGCTGGTCTTAATACTCTTATTAATCTTCTTGAACTCGAACACGCCATTTTTTGAAATACTTGAAGCGTCCTCAACCAAAACGATAATCGGTATCAATGGATAACCAGTCAAAACAACTGCCTGACCGTTGGTCGGTGGTGTGCCAAAGCGAATATATTTTTGTTCGTAGTTCCAATAGCAATCGAAGCCAGTGGTGTCGATATTATCAATGCCCACCGTCTTGTTCGCACCAGCAACCGTTACGGTCGGAAGGTTGGCGAACTTATAGTCAGTACCGAAGTTGGCTTGGTTTCCGTCGGCAGTCCAGTACTTAGAGCGGGAAACGGTCGCAGTCTTTTCACCGCCCCTGATAGTGACACGGTTTTTCAACTGCGTGTTGTCTTCACGATAACTGAAACTATCGTCAATGAAGTTACCGCTGTCGTCTGATAAAGAAAACGGTGCGGCTTCTTGGCTCTTAGGAAAGAAATGAACATCCTTGTTGTAATCTATGTACCAAGAATAGTTTACCTGCTCGGCCAACTGTTGAAGTGCTTGACTGACGCTCACGCTGTTGAACGCTATACTTTTAACATTGGTCGGGCAAGTAACGTTTGTGGTTGTAATGCCAGTACAATAGGTAGTGATAATGTCCTGAATTATGGCCGTGACGGTTATATTATTATATCGCTCGGTGACCAACTGGCGATCAAGCTCGATTTGCCAATCCTTACAAATTACCTTGGTGGTCTTAGTCTTTTTGACATACGTGAAATCAAGGCTAATAACCTTACCAGAAAAAAGCTTAGTCGCCCCGTCCAAAATATCAATGGTATCATTAACGTTGATTGAAGCGGTCTTCGTGCCGTAGGTCTTTATTGCAAAAGTGGCTGTATTAACTATGTCGTTGATATTGTCTTCAATACCCAAAGTAGACCAATCAATCAGGTCTTTTCGGTCAGTTCCATTAATTTTGACTTGTAGATTAAGCATATTATGGCAGCAAAGTATTCTGCTTTAATTTATTTACTAATAAATTACCAACCTTTTCAGCGGATTTGTCGTCAAGGAAGGTGTTGCCCTGAATAGTAACGTTGATAGCCTTAGCGTTGCCAAGGGCGGTAAGACGCTGGTTAATGTCCGCACCGCTAATCGTGTTGCTAGTAGTACCGCTTTTGGCACGGCTGATTGCGGCGGCAAGGGCGTTCCAGCGTTGAATTTCACGATTAACGCTATCGACAGTTTGCCTTTCACCTTCAAGCAAGAAGCGGGTGGCTTGCTTTTGGGCTTCGTCCTGTATCTCTTTCAATTTGGCATACTTAGCCAATTCCATTTTCAATTCACCTTCAAGCTTCTTACGCTGGACTTCATAGTCCTGTGCCATTAAAATCTGCTTTTGGTTAAGTTCCTCAATCTGACGTTCAAACTCGGTCAGGCCAGCAATACGACGTGCTTCTTTTACTTCGTTAAGATAGGCGATTTCAATGGTTTTTTTAGCATTCAAGGCTTCTTGCTCACGTTGTAACTGGCTTTGAAGCTGGTTACGTTTGTCGGCGTCGTCTTCCTTAGCAATGTTGGCTTTCAGTTCAGAAACCTTTTGTTCTTGCTCGACATAGGCGGTAGCGTAATCCTTACGCATACCAAGTTCGTCTTTGGCCTGTTTGACCATTAATTCGTTGAGTTTGTCGGTTATTTCAACGATTTTGGTCTTTGTAGCCCCCATAGCGTCATTAACCTCGTTGAATGTACCTTTTACCTTGTCAGCATAGCTAGTGAGCTTGTCGGCCATTTTCTTGGCTTCGTCTGTACCCTTCTTGCTGCCCTCGACAATATCATTGGTAGCCTTGGTAGCGGCTTCGCCCAACTTGCCATATTCGGTCTTGATTTTAGTAAATCCGCTTTGGGTAAAGAACTCACCAACCGCACCTGCGGCCTGACCCCAAGCCTGACCAACGAAATCGGTTGTGGCCTTATTGTTGACGCTGAAACGATTAAATTCGGCGGTCGTATTCTGTAACGCACCCGCAAACATTGTCTTGATAGTATTGCCAGCTTCGGTGAAGTTCCCAGTCATTGCCTGACCGATAGCCCTGAAAACAGACTGTAATTGAGTTCCAAAACTTTTGAAATTGTTTATTCCGTCCTTAACCAAGGCGTACAACAACTTAGCCACGTCGATAATCGTAGCCCCGAAACCAACGAAGGTCTTAATCACGGCGTTGACCATTAAGCCAAGAGCTTTGAAAAACGTAATAAGCCCGTAGATAGTGCGGCCAACATAATTAAAGCCTTTTGCGTCTGCTTGTAACCAATTCAAAATCTGTGCCAACTTATCAACGGCCATATTAGCGAATACCAACAATCCTTGACCTTGTATTCTTAAAAATACTTCCCAAGCACCTCTGATATTAGAAACACGACCCAAAAAAGTCTTGCTTTGTTCTTCCATTAATTTTCCGTTTTTGCTGGCTTGGCCGTAGTTGGCTTCCATAACTTTATTCAAGTCATTATACCCAATTTTGCCCTGCTCAATCATTTTGCTAATTTCATTAGTTGTCTTGCCCATACTTTCGGCCAGCAACTTGGTGATAGGTATGCCGGCGTTAAAGAATTGTAGGACTTCTTGACCCATTAACTTTCCCTTGACCTGAACCTGACCGAAAGCATTTACCATTTGGTTAAGTGGGACTTTAGTCAATGAAGCGGCAGTGCCAAGCATTGTCATTTGCGGAATAATATCGGCGGCGGCAGTTCCATACGCTAATAAGCTTCTAGCACCAGCTTCGACTTCTGGTAAATCAAAAGGTGTTATATTGGCAAAGTCTTCCAACTGCTTCAAGAGCGTGTTGGCTTGTGCGGCACTTCCAAGCATATTGGAAAACGCAACCCTTGTCTGTTCAAAGCGGGCGGCACTGTCAATCATTTGCTTCCCCAAAAACGCAAAACCACCGGCAACGGCAGTAAGTGCCAGTCCAACTCCGGTGATACCTCCGCCAAATCCCTTAGCCTCATTGCCAACTTTATGAAAAGTTTGCGTAGCCTCGTCTTTGGCTTCAATAACTATTTGCATTGTTTTTCTTGCGTCTGCCATATAGAAGTTTAAAAGTCTTTAATTTTGCTCTGTTCTTTTCTTATTCGCTTGCTCTCCAACTCCATAATCTTCAAAAAAACTCTAATAACCTGACTGTCCTGCCGGTCAAGTTCTTCCGGCGTCCAGCCAAACTTCTCGCAAAGCAAATAATCTTCGTATTCGGGCAAAGGTTTTTCAACGGAAACGCCGAATACAATAAGGTCTTCCAGCGTTTCCTCTAATTCAAAGGGCGGTTATCACCCCTAATTTCGTCAATAGAACTAATAATTTTATCCACATCTCTTGCGTCCATAGCGTCCAAGGTTTCAATAGTAACCGGCAATTCAGCTCCGTTCACGGTAATTTTCTCAATCATTCCAATAAGGGCGGTGTCGTTCGCCTTATCCATAGCCTCCGGCTTAAATCCCTTGGCTACGCCTAAACTGTCAAAATCCACATTTTCGGTCAAAATGCGGGTAATCTCTTTTTTTAGTTTGCGTGTGTAAATCTCTTTGACTTCCACTACGCCGTTTGTAATGTTCACAATCATAGGTTTAATTTACTTATTAAGAAACGGGGTAAGAGTAATGGCGTACCCTTACCCCGTGTTATGCTTAGTAGCTGGTCTTCGTGTTGGTCAGCAAGGCGGTAATCATTTTGCTGTCAGCAGAAGAAAAGTAAGCCTTGAAGTTCAATGACTGGGTAACAATGCCCTTCAAGTCACGCTTCAATGAGTACTCGACGAACTTGGCGTTTGCCAAATCAATCTGCAACCCTGGGTTTGAAGAAGCACCGATTGTAACGTCGGTATTCTGTAAGTCAATTCGCATTGCCTTCTTCGTGCCAGCCAAGGACAAAGCCTTGTAGGTAGCGTCGTCGTAGGTCAATTCTACGCTTCCGCTAACGGAAATCTGGCCGTTGTAGAAGTCTGACGGGTCTAAAGCACCAAGAACGTCGTCAGCTTCAACACCCTTGGAAATTTTTAGGTTCATACTGCGAAGGACAATCGGTGAAGCGGCGGTCAAGCCAGTTAAATCGTTGGCGATCTTGAACACTGCGTGCTTGCCGATAAATATATTTTCAGCGATATATGCTGGCGAAGTGACGCTGGCCGCACCCTTCTTTCCTTTGAACTCGGCGATAAACTTGGCATATTCTTTTTGAGAATATTGAAGTTCAAGGTCGCTAACCATACAGTTAGGGAAAGCAAGGTGCTCGTTAGCACCGTTCTTAATATCAACGGTCAAAGACTGGTGCTGTGCGGACTGATTGACGCTGAACGTGTGGTTGTAAGCGGTGGTTTCCTTAACGGCACTGTTTACAGAACCAAGGGTGGCAAGCAAAATAAGACCGATAGACTGGTCTGAAATGTTGCCTTCGATTTTACCTTCTGCCCATTTCTTAATTACGTCAGCACCGTCGCTGTCCTCGATAACGCCGTTGCTCTGCTCGTTGGTCACGTAGTCAACCTTGTCGTCAAAGTCGACTGATAATTGTTTAAGCCAAAACCCAGGGGTAACCGCCGTGCCACGCACGGTTTCTTTACCAATACCTACGTTGACTTGTCTGCCGATAATTTTAGCCATATGTTTGTATTAAATTAATTCTTAATTAAGATTGCTTTTAATTTTTCCAAAGCTTCTTCATAGGAAGTTGCTTTTACGGTTACACCGTGCTCGGGGAAAGAATAACTATTCTGAACCCCACCTTTGGTTTCCACCTTGTCGGTTTCAACCGCCTTGTTTTTGTATGCTTCTTTCATAGTAGTTAATTAGATTAATTATAATAATTGATAAAGTACTTGGCAGTTGATAACCAACTCGGCATAACGTATGAAACCGTTGTCGGCTGGCATTACGCCCCAGCGGGCGGGCACGGCCTGTACTTCTATCACTAAACCGCCTAGCGTGTAGTCGTTGTCAAAAGCGTCCGTAATTGCGTCGATAGCACTTGCCAGTATATCAATGCTGCTACCCTGCCCCGCACTTTCCATTTCTTGATGTACAATGACCCGAAAAACATAGCTTCGCATATTTTCCTGACTGGTTGAGAAATCGCTATCCATATCAGTCGGTTCAAAAGTAGCAGTTGGGTAACCTTCAAACGTAGTTCGGTGTTCGTCATAAACAAATGCCAGCGGCTTGCCTGTACCAGCCAAACCTTCCAGCTTACTTTTTATACTCGCTTTTATTGTTGTCCAATTCATAAACTTTTAACAATGTTGGTTAATGCTTCCTCGAATATCTTGTCAATCCTTGCGTTGTTGTCGTCGATTGCTTTTGCCATATACGGTTTCGACTTGACACCAGACTTGGAAATCTTGCGGGCTATCAAGAAAGCGATTTGTTTTACCTGCTTTTCGTTCTTTACACCGAATTTACGCCTGACCCAACCTTCCAGTGCCGAACTCGGCGGGAAGTGGGCGGCCTGACCTTCATGAACCGCTGCCGCATACTCTGTGTCAGATTTGACGCTGCCCCACCAATCGCCAAAGTTGACCTTCGTTTTACCCCGTAAGTTTCCCGTATCAATCGGGGCGTTCTTTATACTGTCACCCTGTAAAATAATTACCGTCCTCCTGATTGCCGTGTTTGAGTACTGCCGTGCCACCTCGGGGTATTTCCTTGATATTTCAACGAACTCGTCCCAATTTTTCACTGTTATACTCAACTTCATATCAAGATTTTATCCCTTTTATTAAAATCAACCGCTTATAGCTAATCCCCCTCAATTCGTGTAGTCCTACACCCTTCACGTCGTAGTCCTCACTATTAATCGTCAGCCTGTCCGTTGCCTTAATATCGACTTCACCGTCAACCACCAGCAGGAAGCCTTGCCCAATCTGTATGCTGTTTATCATTGCCATTTCGTCCGACATCGGCTTAAAAAATCCAAATCCGCTACCGTATGATGAATACGTGGACTTCCCCGAGGCAATCGTCAATCTTTTGGTTGTATATTCCGTTGTGAAAGCTCCACGCATATTTTAGTAAATTATTTTTTGATATTTTGAAATTATTATTTTCTGTTCGGCGGTCATTTCTTTTTCATAGCTGACGCTCGCCCCGTCTATACTCTCGCTCGAAAACCCCTCTGATTTTCTCTTTGTGAATATCTTGCTGACGATCTGCTCTGCGACTATTGAAATGTCGTAAGGCAACGTGTGGTTAGCTGGCGTCGCAAAATCTATAACGTATCCTGCGACATAAGTAACCTTGATATTCCTAAATCCGATTGGCATTCCAGCCTCGAAGAATATGCAATTATTTCGGGCGTCTAACACATAGTAATTGACGTCAAACGCCGTCCAAATTGGGACAGCGGGACTGCCCGAATTGTAGTAAACAGAAGTCAATGCGGTAATTGGAAATTGGTTTAGGAATAAAAACCTGCTATCTGCGCCGTCGTAAATCTCGTCGGCATAGGTCGCAGATTTGAATTGCCTGTTGCAAATACCCTCAAAGAAAGCTGATACTCCGTTAATGATATTATCAATCACGGTATCGTGAGTAGTCCCGCTCAACCCGAGCAGGCTCTTTACTCTATCCTTAGTTGTAAGTTGAGTTTGAGCCATATAATTTATTCTTCGTCTTTTTTGTTTACCTTTTGGACATAGTCCTTGCCAAAAGCTTTGGCTGCATCCATGTCCATTTCTACAATATCGGCAGGGATAGTCTTGTCGCCAACCTTGCGAGCTGGGTAATACTGTCCGCCATTATAGCCGATAGATTGCAAAACCTTGAAAAAAGCCTTTCCGCCTTCATTTTTGGTTTCATGCGCGTTTTCAGCACCTTTGTTTTCGTTAGCCATAAAATTACAGTTAATTTATTAGTCGTGGTGTCAAAGCACCGTGCGGGGGATCTTTATTTAATGGGAAAAACCCCCCAAGAAAACCGTTAAACTAAGCTGCAGCTGTTTTCAAGCAAGAGAACGCAGTCGGCAAGCCCACAGTAAGAGCGATACGCTCTGTAACACGGACGGCAGATGAATTCTGCTCAAATACCTTGTCAGTCCCGACAGTAGCGCTGTCAGAAGTGGCCAGGGTGATTTGCCTTCTATCACCTAACAATAAGTATTTCAAATTGCCGAAGATGATAAACTTGGTCGAAACAGCGGTTACGCTAGGCATTTTTTCCGACAGATATACCGGGTAACCCCAAATATAACCGACAACGCCAGTCGCAGCAATACCGTTCTGGGTAATAACTGGATTAGCGGTAACAGCGATAAGCTGTGAATTTTCCCTAAGCAACTGTGCGATAGCCCAAACAGCTCTGTGCATAATGAAACCAGCACCACCTAAAGCCAACGGCTTAATCTGGGCAATCAAATTGCGTAGGTTATCAACTGTAACATCAGAGAAGGCTACCTTGGTCGCAGCCATAGTAATTGTAGTAACATTGCTGTCGCCCAAAATACCAGTGAAGGGTGAGCCAGTTCCAACCAAGCCCTGCTTGTCTTCCTCGCCAGCCATTGCTTCGCCGAAAAGTTCCATAAGAACGCCGCTGATTTCTGGGTTGCTGTCTTCCAACAGTTCGTTAGAAATTACGGTTAAACCTACGCAAGTCTTCGCTAAAAGCTGTGCATTTCCGAATACTGGGTCGCTAGCAGTTCCCGCAGTATTTTCACCAGGCCAGTAAACTGTAACGCTGGTGGTCAAGCGAGGAATGTTGCGAGTGTCGCTTGACATAGGAATTCGGCGAGCGTATTTACGCACCAAGCCAAAATCCTCTGCAATTCTCAACAGTTCTGCTGAAAATTCGTCTGGCACTAAGAAACCACCTGCGGTAGTTGTGCCTTCGACCAGAGCCTTAGAGTGGATAGCTCCGATTAACTTGCGATTTTTGGTCGCAACAGCGTTGATAAATTTCATTATCTTGGCTGCACCCTCCAACTTAGACGGATCTTCCTCGTCATTACCGCCATTGCCCTCGCCCTCGTCTTCTGGGTCAAGAATGTTTTTGCGGTTGACTTTTTGCTCCTTAACAAAGCCAGCTTCTTTCATATAAGCCTCTACGCCGTCCTTAATCATTTCGGGCATAGCGGTTTTTAGAACATCGCCTACGACTTCGCCAAGAGCTGCTTTTAATGCTTCTTTGTCCATATAATTACTCTTAGTTAATTATTTTTTTATTTTTTTTATATCACGCAACGCTTCACTTGCGAACTTCGCAAGGTCTTGCAATACTTCCTTTTTATCGGATAAATACGCAAGTGTAGCGTCGTCAAAGGTTTTGGCTCGACCCTCGTCATTCTCGCCCTCGCTCTCGTCTTTTTTTTCGACCGAGCTATCGGCTTTTGACTGTCCTAACCTCTGGCTGATTTCATAAAATTTACGGGAAATTCTTTCGTTCAGCTTTAATTCGACCTTATCAATTTTGCTATCTAATTTAATTGCTATTTTTTCCAAACGCTCTACCTTTTCCTCGATTGTCTTGCCATCGCCCTCAAATAATTTTCTGTCAAAGCCCTTTGCCGTCAAAAGCGTCAACGCCTCTGGGTTGGCTGGGACTGGGACGAACGAAAGCTCAAGCAATTCGACTGACTTCCAAATCCAAACGTCTTTATTGTTAATGCGGGCTGTTTCCCAAGCCAAACCGATAAATCCGACCGATACGGTCTTCACATACCCCCGCTTGTAAAGCTGAAATACTTGCTCGGCTACTGGGTTTGCCTCTGCTGGGGCGAATTTCCCCTCTACGACTAAATTACCGCCCTCCAAATAAACCTTTGTCGCCATACCAATCGGCAACGCTCGGCTGTCGTGAGCCCAAAGGATAACTGGATTTTTCAAATAATTAGCCAACTCCCAACCGCTTTGGTCGATAATCTCATTATCACGGTCGATACTCGAAGTCGAGGCAATAACCTTAAACGATCTATCGTCGCCTTGGGCTTTGATAATCGCCATTACTTCTTGAAATTTTTTCTCGGTTAGCTGTGATTTTATTTTATCGGCTAACTCGGTTTTGATTTTAAGCATATTATTGTTTTTTATGTGAATAGTTAATTATCTATTTTCCGCTCGCCAGTCAAAAACTTTAGCGTCGCCTCTATCCCCGCTAGTCGTTCTTTTATCTCGAGAAACACTGGGTTGATATTTGACTGCTCGTTCTCTATTTTTTCAAATCTTTTTCTGCAACTGCTTGCGTCGCACTCTGGTCTTTCCTCAACTTTTTTAATTCTGCTTAGTATGCTATTGAAGATGAAACCGTATGCGGTTAATACTAGTCCAATAAGCACGGATACCAATGTTTCTTGAGACATATTTTTATTTTTGTGTGAAATAAATCTCATACAAAGCCCCTATTATAATAATATCGGCGAAAAGGCTAAAGATTATAAAAATCCATTTCAACAACTTCATATTTTAATAATTAGGTTTTGATTTTTCAATCCCAGCTCTCAACGTTATCACGCTTAACCCCTCTAAAATCAATTTATTGTCATTATGAGAATACCCGACAATCATCATCGCAATACCAACTATATAAGCCTTTTTCCCGGAGAGAAAATTTGCTGCCGCAATTGTCCAGCTTTCTGCAATACATATTAAATTTATAATTTTATCTGACATATTTTTTGTTTATTGCTTAATTGTTTTGTTAATTATTAGCAAAATTCTACTTAAATATCTCTTTATCGTCCTCGTCCTTAAAGCTATTGTAACAGTGGTATGGATTACGGAACAGCCAGTTAACAAACTTTTCGGCCCAGGTCCCTCGGTAGTTTTTGTAAAGCCGAGTAGATATACACTCATCAGGTGACCCAAACAAAAAAGTGTTGGCTAGCTGATCTAATGAAATAAGGATATTTTTGATGTATTTAACGAATAGTGCCATATATTAAAACTAACTTATCGTTACTCTCCCCACGCTAACACGAGCTTCTTGTTCTATTTGAGCGTTTAGGTCTGCCTTCTTTTGTTCTATGTAGGCGCTCATAATAGCTTCTCTAAAAACTGCCATAACAAAATCGGTTCGGCTCATCGGATTTGGTCCGTATATTGCAGCTCCGCTTCCGTCAATATCAATGACTGTTTGTTCTTGATAGCCGTTTCTTCTTGAGATTTTTTCAATCACATCAACAACTATTTCGTTTGGTATGTCCACTATAAATTGTGCCATATTATTATTTGAAATTATTGATTAAATGTCTGTTCCGCCGGCTTGTTGTGTTGCTGGATTTCTTGAACCTGAGGTGTTAGTTTGAGCGGTGTAGGCCACTCCAGTCTCCCACGCTTGAAACCTCGAAGATGTTCCGCCACCATACAAAACCCAATATGTCGCCCACGATGCCCCCGTTATTGGTCGGTTTGTTGCTCCTGAGGTGTGGGCTAGTATGCACTGGTAGGTTTGATTATCTGTTCCTAGCACGACAGCGCCGTTGGCAACTCCAACTGTAGTGTCACTATTCGAGTTCACCGAACCTGACGCCATGTCTATTCCATAAGTGCCATTGCCCCTCTTTATTCCCTTGCTTACTCCGAACCCTGATATTTCCACCCACGCATTGCCATCAGCGCCTATTCCAGAGAGGCTATTGTTTGTACATGCACATCCAAGGTCATATATCTTCGCCCCGCCTCTGGCCCGTATTCCTCTTCCAGCATTACCGTTAAATTGGCAGTTATTCACCCGAACAGTTCCCGAAGAAACGTTCAGGCCGTTTTGCGATGATGAATAACCATAACAACCATAAAGTTCAAGATACCCGTCTATTCCTACATCGAAAGCATTGGCGTTGGCTTTTGCTTTACATGCCTGGACCTCGGCAAATCCGCCATTACTGACATGTATTCCAAAATTTCCAGTGGTTGCTAACATGTGCAGATATTGAATGCTAATGTTCTTTTGTCCAGAAACTACGTTGATTGTTCCAGCCGAAGTGTTTTGCCCGGGGCAGCCGTTCTGTTCTATTGTTGTATTCCAATCCTCAACAACGAACGTTGAACCTGCGGCTGGTATTGTTCCAAAAACCTTTGACGAATCACTTCTGCTATAATTACTTCTCATATCAACAATTCCGCCGACAAGCGTTGTGTTTGTATTCCAAATAAGCATGAACCTATCAATCCCAGTTCCTCCCG